TAATCAGTAGGTCCCGGGTTCGAATCCTGGTGCCGGCACCATTAAAATCAATGGCTTAGCAGGAACAGTGGAATATTTTCTGAAACCCGTCTGATTGGTTGTCTGAAAACCACATCCAACTGTAGCGCGCCTTCACGTTCTGGACAATTTGACATCACCTTTGGGACAACGATCCTGCGTCAAAAAGGGTAGATGGACAGTTTCAGCGCCGTGTGAGAGTGAAAGCGGCGAACTGACAGTGCACACTGTTTCCAATAGCTTGACGGGGTCTCAGGTCTTTCGTCTCGGTAACAGAAGAGCTCGGCCCCGACTTCAATCCGCGATCCCCGAAAAAATTATGGGGCAGCTGGATCAGAGATCGCAACTTTCAATTTTTCTGTAAGTTTCTGGCGGTTAGATGCTGAATGCACCGCACGATGGCAGTTGGGGCAGATAGCAACACAGTTGCTGGGAGTGTCCGGGCCACCCTCGGCCAGCGGAATTACATGATGTGTTTCAAGATAAGGCGTACCGTCTGATCTCTTGAATGGCGCTTCCGCTCGACAAAGCTCACAAACGCCCTTCGCTCGTTTCTGCGTGTATGCGACGACCCGGGGATCACGAACGAATACGATCCCCGTCGCCAACTCCTTTTTTGGTGTTGGATTTCCGGCAGGCGGCTCATTAATCATATCCGGTTGGTCGAGAATGCCCTTTGTCTTTTTCTCAATCTCCAACCGATCAGCCGTTGGCTTGGCTAGTTCAAATTGAACGATGCGTTCTTTGGCAATCTTCACCACATCGTCTGGAAAGCGATCGGGGTGATCTACAACGATTTGTTCATAACTCTTGCCAGAAGCAGACACTTCATCAAAGCCGCTTGCACGAGCGCGCACTCGCTGTTCAATGACAAACTCGGCACCATGGTTTTTGATTTTATCCGGCTCCCGACCAAGTCCCGCGTGCCGCCCAATGTCGCGTTTCGTTTCCTGCCAATCGATGAGCACATCTGCAAGGCGGTTGTCCAATTTGTCATCGCTTGCAAGCAATTCTTGAAGGACCTCAGATTTTGGCAATGAGCGTTCAATTTTTGAAACGTCACCTCCGTTTTCAAAAAATTTCGCGATTCTTATTCGGACGTCCCGCGCGGCGAGCAGAAGTTCGACTTCCGGCAGGCTCCAAACCTCAAGCTCAACTTCGCGAAGTCGCTCGTGCCCCAAACCTACACCCGTGTAAGTTTCGTCATATTTCCGGAGTTCCATCAACTTCATATAGACGCCGTTAGGATTGCGAAACGTGTCGTTGCCCTCCAAACCCTGCAAAGTAGCTGCGGCGCGAATTTCATCGGCCAAATCCGTCAACTTGCGAGTAGTTTTGCCGGGAATGCTTGGCGCGTGGCTCAGGTAAAATTCCGTAGCGAGGATTAGCTCATCTCGTGACCAATCTGGATTTCGTGTTGGTGGAGGGTTTTCGATCACTTCAAATTCGAGGTTCTCCAGAACGCGAACGGCCTGCTGGTGCCCGCCGGAAAACTCTTGCGCTCGGAGAGGTTCATAACCTGACCCAACGTACCCATGCGCCGCGCCGACTATCGGTTTGGAGTCATAAAATTTGCCATTGCGGCGCAGCTTGTAGGTGCGCGACGATTTAAAGCCGTATTTTTTTAGAAACCTGGTCTTTCCGACTTCATCAAATTCTTTACATGCGGCAACAATGGCTCCGGCGGTTATGTCTGCAAGTCCCATAACGGCATCTTGCCGCAAAAATTTAAGAATTCAAGTTTTAGGAACGTGTTGGCCACACTTTGCACCTATTAGCACCGACTAATCCAGTCATCGTGCAATAAGTTGGGTCCACGCAGACAGTTAATGGTCATCGAATCGCTTTGCGCATTCTCTCGCATGCGATTTCAAAATAAGCCGGATCCAACTCGACTCCGACAAAATTACGGCCAAGCTCAACACAGGCCAATCCAGTCGTCCCAGAGCCCATAAACGGATCCAACACCGTATCTCCGCTTGTCGATAGTTGAAGAAGGTCGACCGCCAACCGTACCGGCTTTCCTGCAATATGGTGCTTCTTCTCCGATTGAACTGAATGCCTAAACAGCCCAGGCGCATATCTGTCCGGCGTGTTCATCGGCCCCTTGCTTGCCCAGACTACATATTCCGCCTGGCTCCGAAACCCGCCCTTTCTCGGCCGGACGCTTTGGGTTTTGTCCCAAACCGTGATTCCGCGCCAGATCCAGCCGCCGACCTGGACCGCGTCTGTCGAGATAGGTAGTTGCCGCCAATCAGAGAACATCATGCAAAGACCACCCGGCCGCGTCTTTCGCAACGCGGCCGACAGCCAAAGAGAACACCAAAGGAGTTGGCTTCGCTGATCCCTGTTGTCGCCGAGAAACTCCGGGTAGATACCGGCGTTTTCTGACGATTGGTATTTCTGTGACGTTGGCGCGGCACGGCCGGAACTGTGCAGCGCGCCGCTTGAATAGGGCGGATCCGTGAGAACGCAATCGACCTGGTCGATCAGTGGCAGAATCTCCAGGCAGTCGCCCTGATAGAGTATGCAGTTTCCGATCACTTCCTTGCGGATGTGCGATGGCAGTTTAGGGGTATTTTCCGACATTTCGAACGTCCTGTTGACGCTCGGTTCGGCGCTCGGGTTTTGGCTCTAAAGGCCTTAATGAATTGATTGTGGAACAGCGTGGACACTTGATTTCCAGCACGTCCCGGATTGCGCCTGGCGCGTGTCGCGCCAATTGTCTTGCGCATTTCGAACACCGTATCGACTCCATGAATAGCCTATGCATATATCGCGGCCGCATGCGCGCATGCAGGGCGGGCGCGGTGATTATGCTAGTGCGTCATCGGGCGGGGTTCAGGTTGGCGCTTAGTCCCGCCGCTTTGAGCGTTTTCGCGCTCAGGGCCGCTCGCTCTCCTTTCGGTTTGAACTGGACATGTGGTTCATCCGGCCTGGACCGCTGCCAGGATTTGAAACGCGGCCGTTTGTGCCGCTGCCAGCGTTGCCTCTATCTCCGCCGGCGACATCGCCGCGTCGATCGCCGTGAACGCGCTGGAGCGTTGTGCGGCGATTTGAGCAGAAATCGTTTCATAGGTGGATGCCGCCGCGATGATTTTGTCGGTCAACACATCGACCGTTTCACCGCGCAAGTCGGCTTCGGTTTGCAGCATAGCGGTTTGCCAGGCCTTGGCCACGCCGTCCTGGTAATCCCGCGCTGCCTGGGCCTTCGATGACCATGCATCGCGTTCGCCGCGCGGCACTTGCCCGGTTATCAAATCGGCAAGCTTGTCGGCTTCGACCACAACGCGGCGCTTGGCCATGTCCTTCGTCGCCGCGAGGATTTCAGGTGTAATCTCTGGCGCCGGAGTCGGCCCCAAAACTTCCGGATTTATTGCTAGATCCTCCGGCAACTTAGCAACAAAAACGCCCGGATCTGCATTCGGATCGTCGGCCAAATAGGGTGCAACGGTTGCAGCAAAGATCTCTCCGATGTTCGCATCATCCGGGTATTCGCCAATAACAAAGCCGCCCTGAATTAAAATAATCACGTGTTTTCCTTTCCAGGGATATTCGTTACGAGATCATGGAGTTCTGGTTGCCGATCGAACCAAAGGCCGGCGAGTAATACACCGTGCCGTTGTGCGGCGATGAATAGATATGCGCGCCTCTTGCCGCATAAATATCTGTGTAGCCGCTAGCTCGATAATTCGAGGTAATGTTTGAGGTATTGCAGTCAGCAAACCCTTGATTGAACACCGCTATACCGGCCTGATAGTTGTGGATCAGAACGGATGCAGGGCAATAAACCGAACTTGTCGCAGCGACGTGAACCCCCGATCCGCCGCAACCCCAAATATTCACCGCCTCCATGTGAGCCGAACTGTTCCAGCTCAACTGGGCACCATCACCGCCACATCCATAGATCCACATGTTTGCGCTGATGGTGGAAACAAACTGGCTGTTCCAAGCCATGGAAAGACCTGACGTGGTAGCACCCAAAACCAGAAACTCGCCGGCATTGATTTCACAGTGCCCTCCGGACATCGATAGAGCGGATGCATCCGACCCAATTAGGAACACATCTTCACAAGTGATCCGTCCATGACTGTTTGAGATTTGCGTCAGCCCCTCCACAATGGAGACATTCTCCAGGCGAATTTCCTTGCCCTTATTCCAGATCGGTGAGTGCGTGTTATTTCCGTCGATCCACACATCCTTCAGCAGCTTCAAGCCAGCCTCAAACACAAGGCCACCGGATGTAAACACGATCTGGCACGCGTACAGCCCTTGCGTATAGGCCTTGTTTGCCGCGTTATCCGCCAACCGCGAACTGTAAAATCCTGGGCTGGTTGATCCCAACTGAAATCCGGCTTTTGTAGGTTTGATGCCAGGGACAGAGGACGCCTTGATCTGGATTTGGCGCGATTGCGGGTGATCGAAAATCACATCAGCGTTGTAAGTGTGCACCTCATCACGCATTTCCAGCGTGACCGTGACCCACGGCATGATGACTTTCAGAATGATTTCGGCAAGGGCCGCCGTCAGGGTCGGAAAATCGTCGTCGACATGCGAGCCGATCTTGTAGGTTGTGTCGACTTTGATGCTGGGAACAAAAAAGCCCTTGAGCACATGCCAGAGCCGTTTCGGATCGATGATCTTGAATTCTTGGGTCTCGTCTTCGGCGTGCGCTTCCGTTGCCCACGGCAAACCCTCATGGAGGCGTTGCGGATCAAGCGCCTTGTTTTGGACGGTCGGGTCCTGCGCTTCGGCGCTTGTCGCCCATGGAATTGCCTGCGCAATGTTGTTGACGGTCACGGCCTGTAGCGGCTCAATCGAGAACACAACGTTTGCCAGATCGGAAAACACGACATGAACGCGGATCGTCAGGTCATTGGTCGCGCCGGTCGCCGGATCGAATTTCGGGATGGCCGGATCAAACCGCGCGATTGCAATCATGGTCCCGACGTCGTCGAATAATCCGGCTTCGCGGATCACAAACCCGCCGACCTCAACAGGGATGTACAGATCAAAATAGGCGATGTTTGCATTGCCATCGACCACGCCGCTTGCCGTTAGCGCTCCGCGATGCACTTCATTCTCTAACGCGATTTCAGCCCCGGTCGGGAACCGATTGCCATCACCAAGTGCCACTTGGGCAATGGTGATCGGCGTGGCATTGGCCATCGCCGCCGCTTCGGCGTTCTTACCTGCAACCGTCAGAATGGAATATTGCGGATTGGTCATGCTGCAACCTCATGCGCCGTGTATCGGCCGCTGACGTGAGTATGCGCGCCCATATAGACCGGCCCTTCGGAAGGATCGGGTTCGGGCGCGATTGGAAAGACGGTGAACAGACCACCCGCCTGCGCATAACCGCCGACATGGACCTTGCCGCGCGCCGTGCTGACCAGGCGCAACGCCGTGTCCTGGCTGTAGCGCTTCATCTGATCATTCAAGCGGTTGATTTGCCGGTCGACGCGGTCCCCGAGCGGGTCGCCGTCTTCGAACAAAGCGGCGTCTATCTCGACTTCAAGCGTGTGCGTGTTGTGATGCTCTTGCGGGTCTTGTTTGTACCACTGCCGGATCTGCGCGGTCATGCCGAACAGGCCGAACGCGTGTTTGACGCCGAAATCAAAGCCCTTGATGGAATGCAGGTAAAAAGCCTGTTTGCCAAGCTCGCGGATTCGCGCCTCGGGTAAGCCAGGTTCAATGAATTCCTGCAAGGAATTTTCGATGATCATGGCCGGCAACATGGATGCCGGCGCATTGTCCCAATCGACGATGCAGGCGGAAACATCTTCCTCAAGCATCACGGCCGCGATGGTCTCGACCATGAGCCGCGTCCGTTCATCGGCCACGCCAGGCGGCGTCAAGGTTTGAACGCGATTGTCGCCCCACATCACCGGCATCATGCCGCTCCAACCAGGTTGATAACAGGCGGATCAATCGTACCGTTGCGGAACTGGAACGGTTTAAGTGTGGCAAAGGCCAGGGCCGGATCATCGCAATCAACAACGCCGTCCATGGCCTTGATGGCTGCATAGAGTTCGGACGGCGCGACGTAGCCGCCGAGGCGCAAGCGCCAGGCATCGACGATGGCTTGCGCTGTCGCGACCACGTCGGCCGCAATGGTCGGCGTGACGCGGTCGACCTGGACCGTGAGCGTGGCCGTGAAGTCGATGGCGACTGGATCTTTCACTGACACATCGTCACCTTGCGGGCGAACATCTTCCGGCGACAGGGCGTCGGCGATTTCCTGTTTGATGGCAGCGCTCGGAATGCCGTCAACCATCAACGGATAAATATCGATCTTGCCAGGCTCCGGCCGGATCACGGCGACAGAAACGATTTGTGAATTCACGCCGAACACGATTTGCCGATAGCCTTCACGCGGACCGGCCTTGGAGATGCGCTCATGGGCATGGGCGGCGCGGCGGCGCAATCTGTCGTCGGACTCCTCGTCAGCGCCGCCCGTGGTTGCATCGATATTGACCACGGCCGCGACGCCTGCGACCGGGTCCAGGATCGTGTTGACGGCTTCCGGTTCAAAACCGTTGCCGGCGCTTCCGGCCGTCGCGGCCGTGGCCGTCACATCGCCCGTCAATTGCCCTGCTGCGATTGCCAGGTCATCATCCGTGGCAAAGACCAGATCCGAGGATGAAACCCGCGTCCCGGCCGGAACGATCGTTTGATTGGGACTGGCGGCGGCAAGGGAAAAGCGCAAGGTCGTAATCGCCTTGCTTTCCTTCAAGCGATAGGTCGAATTGTTCGCCGCCCTGGCGTCCAGGTATTGGCCGATTGCGAAAGCGACAAGGTTCTGTTCAAACGCCGCCTGCTTTTCTTCGCCTCGCAAAGCCAGCATGTAGGCGACCGTTTCGAACACGAACATTTCCGACTGGTCGTCGTAGAGTTTGCGGCCGGACAATTCCTCATACTTGGAAATCAGGCGATCCAGGAAATGTTGCGGGTCGGTCTCGGCAAACTTTGGAGCGCCGCGCGCCATGATTTCGTCCAGGGTCAGGACTTCCACGCCGCTCATACCGCCGCCTCCGGCTGGTAATCGACAACGGTGCGGATTAGCTCGTCATTGACACTCTCAATCGGTCGCCAGAACACCGGGAACTTGAAGTGATGGAAGGCGATTTGCTCGACTTCTACCCGGTCGACGATGATGCGCGTGCACCAGATCCGGAGCGCGTCGAAGATTTCCCGCGTCATGTTCGGGATGCCTTCGGCCGGTACCCGGTCAATGTACGGGTAGAGGTCGCATCCTTTTTCCGGATTGAGCGGAACCGAACCCTTTGGCGTCAGGATGATGTTTTGAATGCCAAGCTCAAGGTCGGCGATCTTCTCGACGACATGGCCATCGGATGGCCCGTCGAAGGTGACGGCCATTTGCCAATGCAATGATTTCAGATTGTGCCGGTTCGCTTGCATGGCGCGGTTTTCGCGCGCGCGCGGGCTGAAAGCCAATAAAGGGGTTCAAAGTATAGGTAATCGCGGGAACCGAACACCAGATGGCCACCCGCCGCTACCAGGACACGGAAAAACAAGCAAGGGAAAACACGCTGTAATTACAGATAGATCAGAAGAATTCAAAACCAAAAAGTCATCAATATTCAATCGAGCCAACAAAGGACGAGAGTAGGGCAAATCCTCGCAGGTGCCACAAACATATTCCATTGAATGAGTAGTCTGTTAACGTTTCGTTTAGGCAAAAGAAAGGAGGTGAAGCACGTATGCTGGATATAGCACTTGTCGGATTACAAATTGGACTGGCCATGCTGCAGGCGGCATTGGCAGTGTGTCACGTCGCCAAGCTTCTTACCACGTAGCGACGTGACACCGTTGCGAAAAGGATCGCCGCGTCAACGCGGCGGTCCACCTTTCGAACGTAGATTGGTCGGCCAAATCTCAATCAAGCCATGAGGAATTGTATCCTCATCAATCAACCAGAAAATATTAGCAAAAAACCGTTTTAATGGGAATGCGACTATTCAGCCACCGCAATTTCAATCGGTGTCGGAGAAACAATCACCCCATTCTTATCAAACTCCGGCTGAATCTGCGGAAACGCCACGCACCATTTTTGCCCGCAAGTCCGACACTCATAATCATAACAGGACGCGGCCGGCCGGGTTTCATCGGCTGGTCGAACCGAACAAGCGTTGATGCCCAAGCGGCAATCATCGCGTGGGCAATTGGCTGTCATGATAGGGCAAGCAGGATTGTTGGCCACAGCCTCACTCCTTGATGTTCACGGCCGGCGACCCGGTAACGATCGGATGCAGGCCGGCCGATGACCCATAGGTGACATGCACCAGGTGTCCGATCCCGGATGACGGTGTACGCCCTTCCGGCCCGAGGTTGACGTTTTGCGCCGTCGCTTCCGTGGTGTGGGTTTCGGTATTGTGGGTCAGTTCCGCGCCATCTGAATATTGCCGGCCGCGCTTGTTCGGATCTTGCCACGGCGGCGTGTCGACCTGGTTGAAAGCCGCTCCGGTAATGCGGCCGTTTTCTCCGCGCCAATCAAATTGGATATCGACCATTTCACCAACGGCAAATGGGTCGACTTCCTTGTTGTCCTGGCTTCCTTGCGAGGATGCGCCAATCCAATAAGAAACAACCTCGTCCTCGTCTGGAAACTCGACCCGGTGCAGCCCGGTTTTCGGATCGTATTCCTTGACGATGCCGGTTTTGAATTGCGGGTTCTTGTCACCTTCGATGATGCGGTCAGACAATGAATATCTCCCTGATCAAACGAAGTGCCGGGAAAGCGCTTCAAGGTCTTCACGGAAATTGAAAACATAAAAGTCTGGATCGCCGGGAACCGCGCCAGGATGGACAACGTGATGGAATAAACAGCGCTCCGCAAATCTGTCTCTAACGAGACCGGCCGCGATCAGCGCGAAACAACAATCCGGACTCCAGCGGCCGTATAGAGAAATGGCGAACGATGCCGAAAGCAGGCCGGCAAGCCGTTTGTCACGATACGCGCGGCTTGTACGGCCATCCACGTACATTTGATGCAGGTAGACGACAGTACCGCCGATCATTGCATCTAGGTCGCGACCGCCTGAATAGTCGCGTCCAACCGGCGTCGCATCTGCCTTGAAAAAGCGGCGGTTGGATTCAGAAATGAAGTCCCGCAATGTGACCGGTTCCAAGGTGTCAAGGCGCGCACCCTGCATTGAAACACAAGCCCCGTTTTCATCGAACGAACATTGCCAGCGCCAGGCGGACGGATCGTTGTCGAACAATGCGTTCAGCGCTTCGCCGGTTTCTTCCGCGCGAGGCAGGTTCGCCGACGCTTCCTCGAATTCATCCCGGTTTGAAAACTCCCGAACCGTCAGGCCATAGGCTCCAATTTCCTTGACCAGGTCAAAGGGTGAAGAATTCAGAACGCTTGTTGCAGGTGCGATCATAACGCCTCTAAATGATTGAGTTTCCCAACAGGATTTCCATTCTAGATCTTTAGATCCTTTTGGAATTGGATCAATCGATTCCCTTTACCTCAATTTCAGTCGAATACCCCGCGCCCCGCGCGATCGAGTGCCGTGCCGTCCGAACCAGATACCGTCCCGCCCATTTGCCGAAACTGTCATCAAGCGCGATGACCTGGCCGGCGACCAAAAGCATGTCGCCGACGATCGTTACGGAACAGGTTTTCTTTTCGTCGTTCGCTTTCGCCAGCCGACCTTCCGCTAACTTGCGGGCTTGCGCCTCGTCTTCCACCCGTTCGTCGATGTTGAGCGTATCGCCGGTCTTCACGGATGCGTCCGTCGCCTCGGCCTTGATCAGTTCCTTTGTCTCGGAACTTAGGTGCTGGACCTTGGCTTTCGTGTAGGTTTTGTGCGTCGAGTCCTTAAGGCTGTAGCTCGTAACCTCGCGCCTGGTGATGATGCGAACGGCCGGCCGATCTTCCAGGCTCTTGCGTTTCGCGAAGACAAGCGTGTCGCCCTTGATGCTGAAATAATGTCCATAATCTTCGGCAAGCTCGGTGAGAAATTCCAAGTCGCGTTTGCGCCGTTGCGTGATCCGCTTGAACGTTACCGGCTCGATATCACCGACAACGGCCAGGCCGTGCTTGCCGGCGATTTTGTTTGCGACCTGGTCAAGGGTCTGGTTTTCGTATCCGGCCGTGTTCTTCGTGCGTAAGGCCTTTGACGGCGCGGCGGCGATTGCGCGGAACGTCAGCTTGTCACCGGACCCGCGTGAACCCGATGCGGTCGGTTCATCCACTTCGAACCGGCCGCAATCCATCAATGCGCCGTTCTTGTAGCCGATCGCCGCTTCAACCACATCACCATGTTCTGGACGCCAGGGACCACGCCACAACCCCAAATCGTCTCGCAACTCCACTTCGATTTCGTCGGCCTGGCCGTGGTGGAAGTCCTGATAAGTGAAGCGCAAGACGTCGGACGCCATGTCCGATGACACATCGACGCCATTCACAATCAAGGTCAGATCCGGGACGGGAAGCTCACTCATTGCCGGCGCTTCCAGGGCGGCAAGAGGGCATCATCCAACCGTGGCGCCTCAACGATCGGAACACGGATTTTGACGCGGCCGCGAAAGACAATCGGGACCGGTTTCAGGCCTGGCAAAAACAAACCGCGGTTTGCTCTAATCAGGTCCGAAGTGCGCTTTGCGTCACCATAAAATTTGTAAGCGATATGGTCCCAACGTTCGCCGGCCGTGGTTTCGTGTTCGATGTACTCAACCATCGTTCTTTCCTTCGCGCTTAGTCGCTATTTTCAATCGCTTTTGTGCGGCGGCGACTTTTTTCAGCTCTTGACCGAATGTTAGAGGATCATCCTCCCAAGCCTTTTCATTCTCACCGTGTTTGGCGATATCCCTTCGCAGCCCGGCCGCGAGTTTCGAAAGCGCCCCGGCTTTTGTAGCGCTGTAGGGCAGACCGTCATCAATCCGAAATTTTGTCCGGTAGAGCGTATGAACGTTTTTGGCGTATCCCCAATCACCATGTTTGCGCGACTGCTTTACCCAAGTGACGCCATGAACATGTTCAACAAGATATCCGTACCGAGTACCGTTCCACGTTCTGATCGATCTCAAGACATGTTTGTCAAATTGCACCTTTTCATCGATTACCCATGCGTTCCAACGTATGTCGCCAATCTTCGGCATAACGTTTCCCCTGGCCATTCAAGCCCTTTGAATAAATGGATTGATCAGTGCCGCCGCGCCGCGTCCTGGACCGCTTAGGAAAGAAGGTCCGGCTGTCGCCTCCTTAAGCTTCAATCTGCCCTCAAGGCGCGTCACGACCCCGGACGGCGTGGTCTTGCGATGGTCGATCGTTGTGGCTTCAACCACGAAGCTTTTGCCGTTGTAGATCGATAAGCCGATGACCAACGGCATCGGTGACTGCGTCTTGTGCGCCGTCATCAGTTTGGCGTTTTCGGCTGTCGGATCGCAGAATGTTTCGTCAAAGAAAAACGACAAGTTCCGAAGGTCCAGGGCTTCGCCCATTTTCTGCAGGACGGGCTTGCCTTCCAGGACGGCGTGTTCGGCATAGTCGTTCTTCAAGGCCTCGTTAGAGGCGGTCGGCCCGGTATGCGCGCTAACGCCGATCCGGATCTTTCCGAGCAATGCGAACATCAGTGCCGCCTCCGATCGCGCCGCGCCAATTCGGTCAAAACCAAATCCGTCAGTTTGTGCCGATGCTCCTGGAGCAATTGATCCAACTGGCCGCGCAGGTCTTCCGCGCCGTTGCCGTGAATCTCCACATGCATGGACCCGTCTATGCTAATTGGAGCTGTCGCGGCCGCGCGGATGCCGGCCGTACGGCCGTGGGACTGGAGCGTGCCATCGGGCTCGGCACCGGCCGGCGCTCCGACCTGCATGGCGGCAAGGCCGGCGATCGACGCGGCGCGCATTGCGTTGACCAGCGGCGCGGGCCGGATTGAGCCGGCAATGGTTTCCATGAACTTCAAGCGGTGGAGGTCCGAAAGCGGCCCGACCTTTGCAGGCGACGATGGTAGGTGATCGCGGACAGCTTGTGTGACTTTGCGGATCTCATTGGTGACGGCGACGGCCCGCGCACGGATGCCAGCGGCCAGCGTGTCCATCATCCGCATTCCCTGTGTCCGGAAATTGGCGGCGGCCAGGATCGATCGGATTTTACCGACCATTGCCGTGACGACGCCCGGAATCCGATTGGCCGTGTTTTCGATCGCGTGCAATTGTCCAAGTGCCGGGGACACATCGACGGCGGCCGCGCCTTTCAAAGCCGTTTCCAGCCCGCTTGCCGCCGCCGTTGCCCGCTCGATCGACGCGGGGTCGGTCGCGGCAATCTCAACCGGACTGCGTGTCGAGAACAACGCCGTAACAGTGTTGATGCCATCGCTAACGGACTTTGATACGTCGGCGAATATGCCGGTGATCTTGTCAGCGATCGGATCAAGCCATTCGTCCAGGGCGGACAGGTCGGGCAGTTCAGGTAACGGGATCGCCGGCCAGGTCCAATCCGGCAACCAGTCGCCGGAAAAGAAATGGTCAATCGCCTGCATTGCCGGTTCAAGGTCGGGCAGATCCGGCAACGCGATGTCCGGCCAGGTCCACTCTGGCAACCAGGCCCCGGAATGGAAATGGTCAATTGCGTTCATTACCGGTTCCAGGTCAGGCAAACTGAACTCCGGCCAGGACCAATCCGGCAACCAATCCAGGGAAAAGAAATCGGATATGGATTGTTCAATTCCGCTGAAATCAAACCAGCCTTCCGGCAGTTCCGGAATGATCGCGTTCCAATCGATGGTTTTCTTGCCGGCCGCGAATTCAAACAGCCAGGCAATGGCCTTGAGCAGAAGATCCAACCCTTTTGCGGCCACAACAACTGTGTCAGCAAAAAGGGAAAGGCCAGCGCCGGCAAGCGATCCAAGCATTTGAGCGAAATTCGTAAAGCCCGCACTTTCGCCGGCCATGTCCAGGAGGCTGGAAAAACTCTCCCAAATTCGAGATAGCGACCCGCCGATACTGTTGGCGATCGGCCCAAGCTTGCCGAGGGATTCCGTGATCGGGTCGACCCAACCGGAAAACCCGGAGCCGATATCCTGGCCGACTGCTTTTAGCTTTTCGATGCCTTCGGAAATGACATCAACACTGGCACGCAAGGACTCGCCGATCGACCTGGCCCCGGCGAAAGTTTCCTCCAGAGTGGCTGTCGCATTGGCCGCGTCGGCAACGCCAAACACATAATCTTTCAAGCCTTGAACGAACCCGCCCGCCTCGAACCCTCCAAGGCCATCCATGAACCCGCGCACACCCTGGTCAAGCCGATGAAAAATCGTCACGCGATCGTCCAGGGTCGACATAAACTCGTTGACCGCGCCAAGACCGGAATTCAGCATCGGCAAGAGCCGGCTTCCGAACTCAATGGAAAGTTTCGATAGGTTGTTCTTGAACAGGACAAGGGAATTGGCCGTGGTCGCGGCGCGCGCGTCGAATTCCCTTTGAACTGATCCGGCCATCCTGGCTTTGTCCGCCACATGGCCGAACGCATCGGCGACCAGCTCGGTTCGGTTGGCCAGTTTCAGGAAGTCGTCAACGAAGTCCTGGCCGACCAGGTCTTTGAGGGCGGATACCCCTTTCTCAGATTCACCAACCACCTTGAACAATAGCTCGAACGCCGCACCGGTATCCTCGGCCATAAGTTTATTGAATTTGCCGAGGTCAAGGCCAATGTCCTTGAAAGCGCCGGATATCTTTGGACCACCAACAGCGAGCCTGGTTGCCAGCGCCGTAACACCGCGTGCGGCGGTTTCCGACGTGGTCCCGGTTGCGATCATCGCCGAACCAAGCGCGGCCATTTCTTCCGTCGTCGCTTTCAAGATGGGCGCGGCACCACCCGCCCGCATCAGGAAGTCTATGATCTGTGGCGCTTTCGACGCCATGTTATCTGACAAGTGATTGATGGAATCGGCCGTCTCTGAAAGCCGGATCTGTGTCAAGCCGTAGACGTTTTTGATTTTCGCAAACGCATCGCCCGCCGCTTGTGCTGTCATATCAAAGGCGACGGCGCTTTTGGCCGTCAATTCGACGAACCCGCCAAGCTCGGAAAGCTTGATACCGGCCGCACCGGCCTCGGCCGTGATTTCGGCCAAACCCGTTGCGGTTACAGGAATTCGAGTCGAGAGTTTGAGAAGGTCAGCGCTCAATTCGGAATATGCGGCCGGCGTCGGGAAATCGACCACCTTTTGCACGTCGGCCATCGCGCTTTCAAAACCAATGGCCTGTGTGGTCGCGACCGTGAATAACGTCGCCGTCGCCACCGCCGCCGCTTGCGCGCCGCGCTTGGCAGCGTGGATGCCGGCACCCGTGACTTTCTGGAGTTGCCGCCCTGCCGCCTGGCTCATCTTGGTCAGGTTGCCGGTGACAGTTTTCATGACCCGGCTGGCGCGGTCGATCGCTTCGAATATCAACGCGACTTTCATGAGCGCCTCCCGTGGACTTTGCGGTTAGCCGGTTTGCGCTTCCTCGGCTGCCCGCTCTTGCGCCTCGGCAAATTCGACGTCCAATTCAATTGTCACGTCGAGCCAATCCAGAAACTCGTCTTCGTCCATGGCGCAAAGGGCTTCGTGGCTCCAACCGCGCCGGATCATGTAGGCGTGGTCAAGCGGCGTCGATAGGCGGACGCCGCCGGTCAGTTTCCCGCGTCGTCACCCTCTTCATCGCCAAACAGGGTTTTGACGATCAGCGTGGAGTCGGCGACAGGGATAAGCTCGTTAAAGTCATTGACGGTGATGGTCTCGCCGTCGAATTTGCAGTTCCGCACGATGTACATGGTTTGCGCTTTTGCGCTATCGCCCTTGGCAGCACGCGACGCTGCGGCAAGCTTGCCGTGGTTGCGGAACTGCGGATAGGCAAACATAACGCCTGTTTCCGGCAGCGTGATCGTATCAAAGCCCGAATTGGTGTCCTTGTGCGCTTTGAGTTTGGCGATCACACCGCCGTCAATCTCTATGTCAGACATCGGAATTCAACCCCTTTAGGTCGTTAGGTGGAGGGAGAAGGCCTGGCGACGCTAACGCTTCCAGACCGGGACGCCGCCAACCTCGTATTTGTTGGCGAACAGATCGATTTCGACGATTGGCGTTTGGTCCGTGTGAACCCGCTGCATGAGGTAATGGACCGTAAGATCAGCCTCAAAGCCGAGGCCGTCGCCAAGTTTGGCGTCGTCGGCCTTGTACTTGGTGCACAAGGCGCGAACGTAGGTGATCAGCTTGTAGGACTCGTCCTCGTCGAACCCATCCGGGTTGGCGACGTCGACATCGGCGTGAAGCTGGAACGTCAGCGTCTTGGTTGCCGACAGGAGCCCGCGCGAGATATCCGGCTCAAGGAATTGACCTTTGAGCTTTGTGTTCATGGCCTTGATCGGCCGGGCCGGCGCAGAAAATATCGCGATGGACCCAAGGGTTTCATGGTCGAACGTGGTATGTTCGATCTCCACGCCGCCGAATTCCGAGGCAACGCCCCAAAGAGTGTTGTCATCCCAATACAGCTCGGAATTCGTCGTCTGTCCGTGGCGCTTCATGGCCTGGCCTCCTTAAACTGCTGAATTCGCCAACCCGAGCGGGTTGCGAACCAGTTCAATGTTGATGCCGCGTTCGACCGTGATGCGCTCCATGACGGAAACCGGCATGATGTCGAGCTGATAGAAGAACTGGCCCTCGGCGACGCTTTCCGGCGTCGTTTGCGTGCGGTCGAACCAGAACCGCCCGTCATAAAGCGCCGGATCATCACCGGTTGTTTTCGACTTCACGTAACGGTTGATCCGCTCTTCGATGAATTCGATCGCGGCGGCTGAGGCGTTGCGGTCCTTCCAATCGTCCAGATAAAACAGGACGGCCTCATCAATCATGTCCGTGGTGTACTGGACGTGATTGAAGTTCCGATAATCCGTGTCGGTCGGGTAAGCCGCCGATCGGTTGCCGGATGTGTGGATGCCCTTGCCCCACCGTTCCTCAACCGTCACCACCCCGGCGCCTCGCAACAATTGCGGGTCGGATTGATGGTCGCCGGGGATGTAATGAACCTCCTGTGCGGAATCCTCCATCCCGTATATCGGCCGGTTCGACGGCGAATGGTGATAGCCATATTCAATGATCGACCGGAGCCAGACGCCGAGGTGAACCGATGAATACGGGATGTTGATCTCGTTTCCGGTTGTCTCGGAAATCTTCAACATGGACGGCCAATGCAGCGTGAAGCGGCGCGAATTGGTCTGGAAATCGAACGCGCCGGTCGGGCCGCGCGCTTCAATCACATCCTGCCTGGTCACGCCGATCGGCGCATTCAAGCCGGAGCGCGCCCGGATGCGGTTCTGGATAACCTCCAGTTCGGCGCGCACGCCCGGATCGTTTGAGAAGAACCCGGCGTCCAGGTTCTTCGGGAACCAGCCAAAAGCCTGGAAACACTCGTATGCGAGCTTCAACCCGGAGGCTTTCCCAGACGCATCGAATGTGCCGATGATATCCGTGTTCGCAACCTGGCTTGGATCGGGCGCATTCCCAACATCCTTATGCACGTCAGGATCGAAGACATTGACGACAACCAGCGTTCCAATTCCGGAATCCTCCGCCTGGTCAAAGATCGCGTCCAGGCGTGACGGCAAATCGTATCCGTCCGTTTCCGGGCCGAACCACTGTGCGATTTCTTTACGATCGCGCACGATGACTTTGGTGTTGATGTACGGCGCGCGCGCCGCCCCATCGGCATGCACAAGGTGTATCGGTGCAGTCCCGATAATCAGCGCTGTGGCAGCCTTTTGTTCCCGGACCGTCTGAGACCCAATCGGGCGATCGACAATCTCCGGACCAAAATAGGGTTCAGCCGTGGCCATGTTGTTTCCTTACTTGGTTTCGCCGTCAGCTTCCGGCGCGGGTTTGGTCAGAAGTTCGCGAGCGATCATGCCGGCTGTGACCGGATGATCGCCTGGCACCTTCGCGGGCTTGCCGGGATGGCATCGCACCGTCAGATCTTCGCGACCTTCGGCGCGGAACGTGATCGATTGCGGCGGGCCGGAATAAGCAAAGACCTCCAGGCTGAATTGTTTGCCCTTCGGGTCCTGGCCTTTCACCGGCTTCGTGGTCGCGGCGCGTGACTTGGTTTTGGCCTGGTCGCTCATGCAACGGCTCCCTTCTCGCTAAAGGCTTTAATCATCGGCCGGACCTGGCGACGCGGCGCGACGGCTTTGACGCCAATCGAGACTTCGACAACCCAGTGCCAAAGCCCGCCGTCCTGTTCCGCCAGCTCGTCGGATACGATCGTTAGCGCGCCACCCTGGAGGCGTTGTCCCTGGAGTGCTTGGCGTGTGTCTTCGACCGCTCGATAGGAATCCTGCCGGGCCGGATCGCCTTTGCCGACCGATCGGATGTATAAGTGCACGCCGTATTGAAGCATGCGCTTGCTTTCGCCGGTTTCGATCGCCTCGGCATCCCGGTATTTGGAGCCGACGTAATGGACCAGGGCGGCGCGCTCGATATTGGCGAGATCGAATTCGCCGGGATCGTCCGGAAACCCTTCGATCAGGAAACGCGGCGGCATTGCATCCTTGAGCAATCCAAGAATGCCATCTTCGATTTTCCCGACTATTGACGCCGGCATTGCCAGGGGATCGGTCATGAATACCCCTCCAGGACACTGTCGGCACGGGAATCGGAATTGACAGCAAGCACCGGACCAAGCCCGCCATCAGCGGCCGGCGCATCTGTCACCGCGCCAGGCGGCGGTACCAGGTCAAACTTGCCCGATTGGATATCGCGCAAGATCTTCATGGCCGCGTCGTGCCGGTCTTTGACTTCGTCGGAAATCGGCGACTGGTTGCCGCCATCGTTGCGCAACCGGTATCGCGTCAGATCCGAGGCGACACCTTTCAACACATCCGGGATGGCCGCATAGGCAACACCATCAAGCCAGGCATGCTGGCCGATGACATAACCAAGGATCACGGAGTCGGCTTCCGCCAACACGCGGTCAAGTTTGACCTGGTCAAGGGTCGGACCTTCCGGCGCATTGTGCCGGCCGTCGCCGGCAATCCGGAATAGCTCCCGGTTGCCGATCCGGCTTTCAAGGTCTTCAAGGGTTAAAAACTTGGCCATCGTTGTTCCGTGTTGGCGGCGGCGCGGATCTCGTCAAAGGGCTCAAAAACCAAGATCCGGCCGCCGCCGCTCCCACCGCCGGGAATGCTATTGCGCTGTTGCCTTGGTGATTTCGGCGCGGCTTGTGTCCCAACCGAGAAGGTTTGAGACCGCGTCGACCTTTGGTTTGGGATCATTGCCCGATGTGAAATCGCCCGGTTCAAGCTTGGCGACGGCATCCTTGATCGCGGCCAGGCGTTCGGCTTCGTCGGTCGGCGCGGCCGGTTCGGAAACCTTTGCCGCCGCGCCGCCAATCACGCCGGCCGCTTCCAATTGCTTGGCCAGCTTCGTTTCGCCGATCTCGACCTGGTCGCCGATCGCATAGCGGTTGCCGTCAAGCTTGAGCGGCGATTTCACTTCAAAGGTTTTCATGATCCGGCTCCACCCTGGTCTGGGTTTAGGCTGAGTTGCCCGCATTCTGGAAAAGGAAACCACCCTCGGCACCTGTCACATATGGCCGGTATTCCTCGAACGTCGGATAGATCCAGGACCTCCGGCTGCGCTTGTAGTAGGGCTGTTCAACAGCCGGATAGCCGGCAAGCTGATAGGTGTAGCCGAATGACGGAACCATGTAGTTCCCGCCTGTCGACACATAGGCCAGAATGGCGTCATCGCCCCACACGTCATCGGCCATGGCGTCGTCGTCGGCGTTGTCGGCTAGCGCAACCGCTTTGCCAACCACGACCTTTTCGACATCGAAATACCGCGCCAGCAATTCAGGCGTGATCGAATCCGAGGATGTGTACTTGATCTTTTCCAAGATCTTCGGGTGATCATCCAAGGCATTGAAGGATGTGGAGCTAAGCGCCAGGACGTTCGGGTCGCGACCGATTGACCGGCGTACGGCTTCCTTCGCCGCCTTTACGTCTTCTTTCGGGTCGCTGGCCGGGTCAGTCCAACGGGACGCCCCGGCCAACGTGAGTTTGTGGTTGGCGTCATAGGTCGCCGGATTGCGCACTTTGGTTGCAATCTCCACTTCGCGGCCAAGCGCGATGATATCCTGAACCGTCTTGACAGCCATCGCACCCATGTCAACGCCAGGCACATGGGCGGCGTCCTCTGCTGTCTCGACCGGGACCAGGCCGGCAAGGGCTTCTTGTTTCAAGGCAACCGGGTCGGTGCCATAGCCGAATTGTAACGTCGGGATTTCCCCACCTGGCGCACGCCGTGTCTGCATGTATTTGCGGAACGCATCCTTGCCGAAATTCAGTTGCAGAACCGAACGGGTTGGAATGGTGGCGAACGGCAACAGTGCCGTGCCGATCATCATCAGGTTTGAATAGCCACGGGCATGGGTCGACAAAATCGGGTCGATAACCTGTGCCTGTCCAGAGTTCATTGCACCGGCTGTCATTGCGGGCGATCCTTCCTGTTACTTGATTGCGACGGTGACGCGTTCGCCGGCTTGTGCCGCCGTCAACGCCCGTCCAAAGGGATTGTTGCCAGCGCCGAGCGGGACCGGCAGGCCGGCCGCGTTCGAGCGAACCTCGTCGCCGACCGCGATATTCGCGCCGGCCGTCATGTCGGAAATGCCGACCATGGTCACCGCGACGGCTTCGCCAACGGCGGCGTCGGTTTGCGCCATCCCCTTGACCAGGCCACTGTCGCCGGCCGGCGCGTCGTCAAAGCCGACGAGCTGGCGCGCGGCAATCGCCGCCGTCGCGACGGCCGTGTATTGAAGCGTGATGATGTCTGCCCGAAACATGGCTTTCCTTTCGGCGTTAGCGGCGGTTCTGAACGACGTTGACTGCCGTCAGAAAATCGGTTCCCGGATGTTCGGCCTGGTAGGCCTGTGCTAGGCGGGTTGTTTCCAACCCGGCCGGGTCAACTGTGCGGCGATCGGGTGAGGTGAAATCGGCAATCCCGTCGCCTGGCTCATCGCCGACGTCGGTTGCGCCGAAATCCACGACCTTCGGCGCGGCACTCAGAATGTCCCGCAACAGGTCGCGGGCCGGCGTTGTTTTCTGCTTGCCGTCGTCACCGG